GGGCTAGTCGCTACGTATGCCAACTGGGGGTGCCGCTGTGGCGAGTGTATTGCGGCCAACACCAGGAAGACCGCTGCATACAGGGCGAGGATCAACCGATGACCGCCGTGGACAAGCCCACCTGGGGCGCCACAAAGGCCGTCTGCAAGCGACGCCAATCAGACGGCCCACCCCCCGACCCACCCTGAGGAGGATGGATGACAACCCACCGTGCGCACCCCACCGACACCGACAACCCCCGAACCGTCCTCTTCGACCACTGCCCCCGCTGCACGGAACACGCCGACGATCCGACCGGCGTTGATGACACTACGTTGGCGCGACTGTGGGCGGTCATGCTCGCCGTCGACTTGGACGACGACCATCGGCCGCTCACCAGTCCCGAATTGGACGCGGTCGGCTGGCTAAGACGGGTGCGGCATGTCGCTGCCAGGTTGGGGTTTGTGCCGTCGCTGACAGACCTGGCGGCCAACCGGTGACTGTCGTTGGTGTTGTCGCCGGTCCGGTCGGCGATCATCCGCCCTTAACCGTTGCGACGCTGCTGGTAGGCGAGTTTGGCGTGGGTGCGGTTGCACACGTTGCAGCGTCGGGCGATGCCACAGGGGTCGGAGGCGTCGCGGGGGTACTGGTCGGCATCATATGTTTGTTTGCAGGTGGAGCATCTGCGCCGGCGGCACCGTTCTTCTTTCAACTGGGTGCGGGCGGTGCGCCACGCTTCGAGGACGTCGGGGTCTTTGCGGCCATAGAGGACGAATTCGACTTGGGCGGGTGTGAGTCCGGCCGCTTGGGCGAGGGTGTATTTGGATTTGGCGGCTTCGGGGGCGAGGAGGGCGGTGAGGATGGCTTGGATGTTGGCGTCGGTGTCGCTCATACCAGTCAGTTTATCAGGGGACAGTGTTGTAGGGGTGGGGTGTGTGTTGGCTTGCGTTCCTATCACGGTGCGACTAGCATGATGGTGTCAGCGATATGGAGGTGCACAATGGCGGCGACGGAGATCCGGGACCGGACCGGCCGCAAAGTATCCCAACGGGTCATCGACAAGGCACTGGCCTACGTCCCCGCCGTGCGGGACACGAACCTGCCGACCGTGTGGCGGGTCGACGGCCTGGGCGGCACATACACGATTTGTATTGACGCCGGCCAAGCGTCGTGTTCCTGCCCGGGGGGTACCGAAAACGACGGCCGCCTCTGCTCCCACGTCCTCGCCGTGTACCTGCGGGCGATGCAGGAGGGGCGGCCGGTGCGGGTGGCGCAGATTGACGGTCCGTCGCCAGTGTTGGTGGCGGAGGACGGGTCGGACCCGTTCGAAGGGCTGGCATGATGTGGGAGAAGACTGAACTGCTCGGCTTGCCGGTTGTGAACCTGCCGTTCGACCCGGACTTGGATGATTGGGACGGGGAACCCGACGATGATCCGTGGCCGGTGGATGAGGGTGTCCTGTCCCGGTTTTGGGAGGGTGAACACCTGGCAGGCAACCCGTGAGCGAAACCCTCCGCATCTGGTGGTGCGAGAAGCACCGCAGCGGCCGCTACCTGTCCAACGGGTCGCCCGAACCCGAGACGTGTGACACCTATCAGGCGGTGTGTCAGCGTATCGGGAAGAATCCGTTTCACCCGAGGGTTTGCCGCATCGTGCGCGCCGACGTGACGGTGCGTTGATGTTCCGTCCTGACTGCACCTGCCGGTGCGTATGCGACCTCGAATACTGTTGGCCGTGCCAACACCCCAACCACGAATGCCCGCAGGAGGCCACCCGATGAGCAACCCCGCAGCCGCCGTCTCCACCTCTGCCGGGCGGTACTACCAACTCGACCTCCCCGCAGCACTCGCCAACCAGACCGCCAACGTGAAACGATCCGGCGACACCATCTGGCTCCCCAGTGTCACCAACGTCCTCGACTCCATGTCCAAACCCGGACTCGTCTGGTGGTCCGCCGGCCTCGTCGCCACGGAAGTGTTCACCGACCCCGACCGCATCACCCAACTAGTCGCCGCCGCCCACAACGGCCGCACCATCACCGGCTTCCACCCGTGCGAAGCATGCCGCCAGCCCACCGACCACTACCTCGACGACAAGGGCAAATGGTTCCACCCCGCCTGTTACGACCGATGGCGCACACTGCGGAAAGTGTTCAACGACCAGCGCATCCAAAAGGCCGACCTCGGGTCGCTGGTACATGACCTGGTCGAGAAGCACATCCTTGGGAACCCGGTCGACCCGGCCGACTACCCGCCCGAAGTGGCTGGCAGGGTTGAAGCGTGGCAACGGTTCGTCACCAAACACGAGCCGTCGTTTGAGCTCGCAGAGGCGACCGTATTCAACCTCACCCACGGGTATGCGGGCACCCTGGACATCATCATGGACGTCGGCGGCCACCGCTGGCTCGTCGACGTCAAATCGGGCACACCCACCGTGTACGAGTCCCACGCGTTGCAGCTCGCCGCGTACAGGTACGCCGAGCATGTGTATGTGGGGGCGGGGGTGGTGGAGGCGTTGCCCGAGGTGGATCGGTGTGCGATCCTGTTTTTGGGGGAGGACCGGTTCAAGTTCGAACCGGTGGACGTTGGTGTGGGGGATCTCGAGGAGGGGTTTTTGCCGTTGCTGACGTTTCAACGCTGGCAGACGGCCCGGGCGTGATAGACTGTTTGGGTACTGGAGGTGCAATGCGACTCTGCTCAATCGACGGATGCGACCGGCGACATGACGCCAAAGGCTTTTGCCGCAAGCATTACTACCGCTATCAGGAGTTCGGTGATCCACTAGCGCCGGGCCGGCGTCGTCCACCCGAAGAGCGATTCTGGGCGTCGATCGCCATCGACTTGGGTACTGGCTGCTGGAACTGGACTGGACTGTCCCACAAGAACGGTTATGGCGTCATCTTCGCCAACCGTCGAACTACCGGGGCCCATCGTTTCTCCTACGAGCTACATGTAGGCCCCATTCCCGCGGGGCTCACTATTGATCATCTGTGTGTCAACCCGCCCTGCGTGAACCCTGCACACCTCGAACCGGTGACCGGATCTGAGAACGTCCGCCGCCGACATGAGCGAGCTGCCCGTACGTCATGTGTCAACGGCCATCCATTTGACGAATCAAACACGTACATACGTACAACAGGCCATCGGTCTTGCAGGGCATGCGCCCGCGAGACGCAGAGGCGATATCGAACGAGGCAGGCCAACCGATGAGTATCCTGACCCTCCAAAAACGCCTTCGCCTGATCGGCCGGATACGCGCTGGTGACAAAGGCCCAAAAGGCAACCCACGCAAACTATCGACTTGGAGACTCACGTCACCCCAAGCCAACGTCATCGAACAAGCCGCCAGCCTGTGGGGCGGACAGATCCAACCATGGGACGGCCCCAACGGCGCCGAATGGGAAGTCGTCACCAACACCAACACGCTCACCGTCATCATCCCCTCCGGCCAGTCCATCAGCCAACATTACGAAACGTGGACTGCGGCAGGGTGCACCGCCCGATGTGACGGCGTCACCGAACTACTCACCGACACGCCCTGCCACTGCGACCCGGACCCCGAGCTGCGGGAGTGCAAACCGACGACCCGGTTCAACGTCTTGTTGCCTGACCTGTCGGACATCGGCCAGTGGCGGCTGGACACGCGGGGATGGTGGGCCGCGACCGAACTGGGTGGTCTGGCCGAGTTGTTGTCGATGGCCGAGGTCGGATACATTCGAGCTCGGTTGCGGTTGGAGCAGCGGGAGGTTCGCCGGCCGGGGAAGCCGGTCCGCAAGTTCGCGGTGCCTGTGGTGGAGATGGACGCGAACCTTGGGCGGGTGTTAGAGGCGTTGGGTGTGGGCCAGTCGTTCACTGCCGCCCCACAGATCGAAGCTGGCGAACGGTTGCAGCTTGCCACGTCGACACCCACACACCAGGTCGACCCGGACGAGGCGTGGGCGGAACTCACCAGCCTGCTCGGCCCCGACATCGACCCGGACGACACGATGCCCGTCCTCGAGTCCCGCCTGCGCCGCCTGTACGAACTGATGGAGTCGCTGGGCGTGTGGTCGGGGACGTCGCATGGCGACCCGCTGCACTTGGCGTTGCGGAAGCATGAGGATGTGGCGCATGTGGGGGATTTGCGGAAGGACCGGCTCGTAGCGTTCTGTGTGGTGTCGTGGGAAGCGGCACGCACCGCGGTCAGCGAGGCGGGCACATGAGCGACATCACACTCGGCTTCACCGGCACCCGCACCGCTCTCACCCGACGGCAGTACAACGAGCTTCAACTCGTCCTAAACGACGAGGCGATCGGCTACCTCCATCACGGCGACTGCATCGGTGCAGACGCCACCGCCCACTCTGAAGCCGTCTACTACAGCATTCGCACCATCGTGCACCCGCCAGCCGATCCCAAGTTGCGCGCCTGGTGTAGGGGCGACGAGATCCACGATCCCAAGCCCTACCTCCAGCGCAACGCTGACATTGTGGCTGCGTGTGACTGGCTGCTCGCCATGCCCAACGGGCCGGAGGGAAAAGGGTCGGGCACGTGGTGGACGATCAACCATGCCGACGACATCGGCCGGTACGTGCTGATCGTCTACCCCGACGGCAGCGTGGATGAGAGGACGCCATGACCTGGCATCTCGGCGACCTGCTCGCCTTCGACGTCGAGTCCACCGGTGTCAACACAAGCACCGACCGCATCATCACCATCAGCCTCGTCCAAGCCAACGCCACCCAACGCACCTCGGCCACTGACCATTGGGTCCTCAACCCCGGCATCCCCATCCCCCAAGAAGCCGCCGCCATCCACGGCTACACCACCGAACGAGTCGAAGCAGAAGGGGAAGACCCCGCCCCCATCCTCGCCCACGTCGCCGACCAGCTCACCCAACACCTGAACGCCGGCCTACCTGTCGTCGCCTACAACGCCCGCTACGACTGCACCCTCCTCAACTGGGAGCTCGCCCGCCACAACCTAGCTGCCGTGCCCTTCCACCTCGGCCCGATCGTTGACCCGTTCGTCATCGACAAACACGTCGACCAGTACCGCCGCGGCAAACGCACGTTGACCGCCGCCTGCGACCACTATCAAGTGACACTCGCCGACGCACATGATGCAGCCGCCGACGCCATCGCCGCCGCACGACTCGCCTGGCGCCTCGGCAACCTACCCGACATCCAAGCGCTCACCCTCGGTGAACTCCACACGGCGCAAACAGTATGGGCCCGGGAGCAGGCCGAATCACTCCGCGACTACTTCGTGTCGTCGGGGAAGATGACCCGAGAAGAAGCCGACACCGACGTTGAGACAGGATGGCCCACCACATGACCGAGTCTGTCCTTCGACGCTCCGATTGGAGCGTCACACCCATACCCATGGGAGAAGGCAAACGACTCGTCCGCGCCCTCCACTACTCCAAGTCCCATTCCAACACCGCCACCTACCTGCACGGCCTCCGCCAATCCGGCATCCTCAGCGATGTATACGGTGTGGCCTGGTGGATTCCCCCCACCCGCACTACAGCAGAAGCCTTAGCCGGAGACGAATGGCGTGGCGTCCTGTCACTTAGCCGCCTAGTGGTCGCACCGGAGGTTCCCAAAAACGGGGCATCCTTCCTCCTTGGTCGTTCCATGAGGATGGTCGACCGAGACCGGTGGCCCACCCTTGTCACCTATGCCGACACCAGACTCGGACACACTGGTGCCATCTACCGAGCCACCAACTGGCGGGAAGACGGACCCGTCGCCGCTGGCGACGTGTGGCTGTCACCAGACGGTGAACAGCGAGGCCGGAAACGGGGACGGTTCACCTACACGAGCGAACAGATGCGGGAACGCGGGTTTTCGAGAGTCCCACCAGCACCCAAGATCCGATTCGTCCATCACGTGTCTCGCTTAGGACCACCTAACCGGGTATAGCTTCCCGCCACGCCACCAACACCCCCCGCCACCCCACTATCATGACCAAACGATGGCACTCACCGACAAGCAAGCAAAGTTCGTCGACGAATACCTCATCGACTTCAACGCCACCCAAGCCGCCATCCGCGCCGGCTACGCCAAAAACAGTGCCAAACAACAAGGCTCACGACTGTTGACGAATGATGACATCCGCAACGAAGTCGCACGCCGAGGCCAACAAACCGCCGACGAACTCGGCCTCACCCGCGGCTACGTCCTCACCCGCCTCCGCGAAACCATCGAACGCAGCCTAGAAGGCGCCCCCAAAACCACTGCCAGAGGCGAGCTCGTGTTCGGACCCGACGGCGACCACATCATCGAATGGTCCCCCTCCGGCGCCAAGGCCGCGCTCGAACTGTTGGCCAAGCTGCGGGGCGATCTGGTGGACACGGTCGAACACACTGGTGGCATCGACATTCGGGTTGAAGGCGTCCCCGTCAACGACCTCAAATGAACCGTCATGGCTGACCGGCTCGTCCACACGTACACGCCCCGCGGCACCGCCCGCCGACTCTTCCAAACCAAAGACAGTGAGATCCTCCTGTCCGGTCCGGCCGGCACCGGCAAGAGCCGAGCCTGTTTGGAGAAGCTCCACCTCATGGCGGTCGTCAACCCCGGCATGCGCGGGTTGATCGTCCGCAAAACCGCGTCGTCGCTCACCTCGTCCGCGCTGGTCACGTGGAACCGGGACGTCACCTCCGAATCCCAACAAGCCGGCGTCCTCGACTTCTACGGCGGTAGTGCTGAGGAGCCAGCCCAATACCGCTACTCGAACGGGTCGAAGGTGATGATCGGCGGCATGGACAAGGCATCCAAGATCATGTCCACCGAGTTTGATGTGGTGTACGTGCAGGAGGCGACGGAGCTGACAGAAAACGACTGGGAATCCCTCACCACGAGGTTGAGATCCCATCAGGTCAGTTTCCAACAGCTCATCGCTGACTGCAACCCGGCGGAGGAGACCCACTGGTTGAAACGCCGCTGCGACCGGGGCCTAACGTTGATGCTCAGGTCGAGACATGAGGACAATCCGCTCCTGTTCGACGACGACGGACAGCCGACGGCGCGGGGCGTCGACTACTTGTCGAAGCTGGACCGGCTCACCGGCATCCGCAAGCGGCGGCTGCGGGACGGGGAATGGTCCAGCGCTGAGGGGGTCATCTATGAGGACTGGGATTCGGCGGTCCACCTGGTCGACCGGTTCCCCATCCCGGACGGGTGGCAGCGGTGGTGGGCGGTCGACTTTGGATATACGAACCCGTTCGTGTTGCAGTGCTGGGCGGAGGACGGGGACGGCCGCCTGTTCTTGTATCGGGAGTGGTATCACACGCAACGCACCGTGGATGACCACGCCCGCCGGGTGCTCGACGTGGTCGCACCGGACGGCAAGTGGACCGAACCGAAACCACGGGCGGTGATCTGCGACCATGACGCTGAAGGCCAAGAGGTGTTACGTCGGGAGTTGGGCCTGCCAATGCGGAACGCTGACAAGCGGGTCCAGGACGGCATACAAACGGTGATGCGCCGGCTCAAACCGGCGGGCGACGGCCGGCCCCGCCTGTACTTGTTGCGGGACTCGCTGGTGGAACGCGACCCCGAACTGTACGAGTCGGGGCGGCCCACCTGTACGGCAGATGAGATCCCGTCGTACGTGTGGGCGAACCAGACCGGGCACGGTAAGGGCCTGAAGGAGGTGCCGGTCAAGGAGGACGATCACGGGTGTGACGCCGCCAGGTATATGGCGATGGCCCGTGAAGAGGCGAAGCCGAGGGTGTTGATGGGTGCTGAACTGTCGGGCCTGCGGTTAGGGGTGCGCTGATGGGTTGAGGCGGTTCTAAGGACCCGCAGGTGCGGGCCAAACAACGAGACCAAGCCCGCATCGCAGCCGCCGACCGTAAAGCCAAATTGGAAGCGCAACGCCGGTCGGCGAGGCAGCGGGAACGAGTGCGTCGGAAAGGACAGGCGACATGACAGTGAGGGAGTGCCGGCCGTGCAAGGGTGGCAAGCGGTTGACACCTAGGGAGCGGGCCGAGCTGAAACAGGTGGAACGGGACCGCCAGGCGAAGCTCGAGCAGGCGCAGGCCGAGGCTGAGCGGATCGCTAGTAAATGAGTAGCCGCCCCTTGCCCAAAACGATGGGTGGGACGGCTATCATCATGCGCATGTGCAACGCATCAGGAAGTATAGCCAGTGACCGATAACACACTTCCACTCAACCCCGAAGACCGACTCCACCAAACCCTCAACACCGGCAGCCGAATCGAATACCTCCACGACTCCGGCATCCGCCTCGTCTTCGACTTCATCACCCCCACCTCCAAAGGCGTCGACGCCTGGTGCGAAATCCGATGGCAAGGCGACACCCCCCAACCCTACGTCATCACCTACGGCCGCCGCGACCTCATGGGGTCCACCACCTCCGACTCGCTCACCAAACAAGCGTTAGGCGCCCTCCGCAAACACCATCGGGTCGACCCCGACGTCATGCGGGAAGCCATCACCGTCGCCTGCTATCAGGTCATCCAAATCCAATTGGAAGGCGTCGAACCGCTCGTCCTGTCCCAAGTGCCAGCCAAGAAACAACGGTGGCTGCTCAAACCGCTCGTCGAACACGGCGTCAACCACACGCGGGTCATCGCCGCCGGCGGGTCCGGCAAATCAGTGTTCGCACTCGCAGTCGCCTACACGGTCGCCACCGGATCGAAACGACTGTTCAAACAAGCCCCCACCGTCACCGGCCCCGTCATCTACCTCGACTGGGAAACCTCTGCCGACGTCCACGCCAACCGGCTCGAAGCGTTGTGCAAAGGGATGGGGCTCGACGACCCCGGCGACCAGCTTCTCTACCTGCCGATGCCACAGGCGCTCGCCCGGTCGGCGCATTGGGTCGCACACACGGTCGCCGAAACCGGGACAGCGATGATTGTCGTCGACTCCAACATTCGAGCCCGAGGCACACCCTCCACATACACGTCCGCCGAAGCCACATCGACGCAACTGTTCGAAGCGTTACGGCAGATCGGCGTGCCAGCGTTCATCGTCGACCACAAGTCCGATGAGAAGATACGCAAGAACCAGCGGGGCGGATACGGGTCGATCACCAACCAGAACAACATTCGGGTTGAGTGGGAGGTGGCGGGCATGTCGAAGATCCGTTCGGCTGACCGCCTGTTCGAACAGGTTGAGGTGCGGTATGCGTGGGAGAAGGGCAACAACTCGGCGGCGCAAGAAGACATCGCCTATCGGATCGCCTTCCAGAACGAGCGGGTAGACGGCGACGAACGGTTGACGTCGATCGAGTTCAACCGGATCGCCCCGTCGACCGTCCAGTTGTTCGGGAAGCATTTGGAGCCGGTGTCGCAGGTGGATCGGGCGTGGTCGGTGTTGGCGAACCAGACGGAGCCGATGCCGCTCGCCGACCTGGCGGAGGTGTTGGGTGTGTCGGCCCGGTCTTTGTCAACGCAGATGGCCCGTGACGCCCGGTTTGAGAATGTGGCATCGCGTGGCCGGTCGGGGTTGTGGCGGGTCGGTACGGGTGATGAGGGTGACGTTTTGCCTGCCCCGTTCTAACACGTGGGAACTTGCAACTCGGCTTGTTGCACCCCCCCTGCAACAAGGCTGCAACAGTGAAGACGGGTTTTAGGGTGTTTTCCCTGGTCAGAGGGGGTGCAACTGGTGTTGTAGGTGGGTGTTGCAAGGGGTACAACCAACAAGGGGGGTACGTAGTACCCCTTGTTGTTGCACCCCCCGTTGCAGCACCATTGCAGGTCACACCGCTCCGGGTAGTGTTATCATTGAAGGACTAGAAGGCATGGAGGTGCAAGACATGACAGACCACGACTGTGTAAGAACCATCATCGAAGCCATCGAGGGGGAGGACCCGAACCAACCGGTGGGTCTTCTCGCTGTCGGGTTAGACGATGCTCGAGTGTTGGCCGGCCTGCTGTTGGGGTTGAACGTGGCGGGTCGTCGGGATGTGGCCGATCTGGCGTCGGCTTTGCGACGGGTCGATGGGTCTTCGGTGCGGATCGTGTCTCCGTATGTGTGACATGTGGGGCCAGCCGTGAGACGTGTCTGTCCTCGCTGCTGGGGGAAAGGGTCCACCCCCGACACCCACCGCGACTACCCGTCCACTCTGCACCGTGACGCCCAGATCACGATGGAGGCGTCGGTCATTGTCGACCATCTCACCGCGGACGCTGACTGGCTGCGAGGCGTCTACCAGGACGCCGCCGATCGGGGCGAGCTCGCCGAAGCAGGGCGGCTGCTGGTCGAAGCGCATCGGCTGCTCGAGGAGTGGGTGGCCGGGCATAGGTGGGTTCCGCCAGTGTTGGAGCCGTGTGCTCATGTGGGCGGGTATTGTGCGGCGTGTGAACCCTTCGTGGAGGTGCCGTCGTGACCAGTCCAGCAACCACCCCCGTCGTGACCACCATTGACAGCGATGACGACGACACGGTGGCCCATTACGCCGACAAGGCCGACATCGTCCGGGCACACGTCACTGGCGAACCGATCACTGCCCTATGCGGGAAGGTGTGGACGCCAACCCGCACTCCTGACGGGCTGCCCGTGTGCAGTCGATGCGTGTCAGTGTTGGAACAGATCAAGAACCGTGACCGTGGCCGCCGGGGGTTCAACTGATGCATGACCTGCTGGCCCTGCCGGTCCTCTGGCAACTACTTGTTCTCACCCTCGCCGCCTGGTGGATCACCCGCCTCGTCGTCGTCGCTGATTTCCCACCCACCGTGTGGCTTCGAGAAACCGTGTGGTCCCGCTGGCCGGCCGACGACACGTTGTACCCGGACGACGGCGTTGTCATCCCCGACCCGGACCTGCCCACCGAAGGCATCGTCAACGGGCGGGTGGCGGTCGACTGGGACGACGGGTTGGAGTTGTGGCGGCCGATCCGCCCTCGAGCGTTCGGCAACCTCATCTCCTGCCCGTGGTGTGTGTCACCGTATGTGACCGCTGTGGTCGTTGCCGTGTGGGTGTTGTGGCCGGCGTCGTTGTGGCTGTGGCTCGTGTTGGCGATGGCGGGGGTGGAAGCGTTGATCGCCACCAGGGTCGACGTGTAGTCGGCTAGCATCCAGTCCTGATGGCGACCACACGACCTGTCCGCACCCGCCGCACCCCCCAGTCCCGTCGCACGTCGACCGGGACCGTCCTGACGGCGGCGTCGATGCGGCTCCCCGACCGGCCCGACCAAACGCAAGGCCCCGACAAGGGCGGCTTCGGGTTCGGATGGCAGTCCCGCTGCTGGGACGTGTACGACCAGTTGGGGATGGTGCATTACGGCATGCAGTTCATCCGGTCGAACGTGGCGATGCTCGAGTTCCGGGTGGCCCGCAAGTCCGACGACCCCGAAGTGGAAGCCGAACCGGTCGACCTTGACGACCCGGCCGCGGTCGAGTTGGAACGGATCGGGGAGGGCCCGTATGGGGGTGTGCCGAACCTGATGGCCGAACTGGTCGTGTTCAACCAGGTCGCCGGGGAGGGCTACCTGTGCGGACGGGGGTTGCCGACCGACGAGTCTGACGGTGACGGGGAAGTGTGGGAGGTGCTGACCGGGCAGCAGTTGAAGAAGCGGATAGACGGCACCGACAAGGCGCTGTCGCCGATGGTGAAGGTGCGGGTGTGGCGGCCGCATCCGGTGAACCCGACGTGGCCCGACTCGCCGTTGCGGTCGGTGTTGGCTGAGTGTGAAGAGCTGATCCTGTCCCGCCGGCAGGTGCGGGGCGCGCTCCTGTCGAGGCTGAACAATGGCATCCTCCTGTTGGACGAAAGCTTGGACCCGTCGGGACCGGCCGCGGCGGGGCAGGGCGACGACACCATGTCCCCCTTGTTGCGTGACATGTGGCAGGCGTTCTCCACCGCGATCCAAGAGCCGGAAGCGGCCACCCAGATCATGCCCTACCTGCTGATGGGCAACGACGTCAAAGACAAGATCGACTATCTCGCTTTGGATCGGCCGTTCGATTCGTTCGCCATCGAACTTCGCGACGATTTGACCCGTGCCATCGCCGCTGGCCTCGACCTGCCCGCCGAACGGTTGACCGGTATTTCCGATTCGAACCATTGGAACGTGTGGTTCATCGGTGACAGTGAGTACGCGCAGCATTTGGCGCCGGCGGTGGATCTGGTTGTGAACGGTGTCGTCCGTGACTTGTTGCGTCCGGCGTGGCAGGCGGCCGGGTTGGACCCCGACGAGTACACGCTGATCGTCGACCCCACCAGCCTGACGTCGCGGGTGCGGAAGGGCGCCGACGCAGTGTTGGCGTTCGACCGGGGCGCCCTGTCCGAAGATGCGTTGCGGCGGGAGCTCGGGTTCGACGATGGGGACCGCCCGTCGGTGTTGTCGCCGGGGGTTGGCGGCACAGTGGGGACGGCACCGGCGGCGGGTGCGGATACGGTGGACGCCGGTATGCCGGCCGAACCGGGTGCGGTGCCGGCGGGTGAGGCTGCGCCGGTGTTGCCGATCGAAGAGTTGAAGGACCGGGCCGAAGTGTTCGGCATCCTGTTCCGGGCTGGTGTGACCCCGGAGACGGCGGCGGAGGCGGCGGGTATTGCCGGGCTCGAGTTCACGGGTGATGAGCCGGTGACGTTGCGGGAACCCGGCGAGTTGTCGGCGTCTGGCTTGTCGCTGGTCGCCGCTGCAGGGGACGAGGGGGACGATCCGGTTGTGGCCGCAGCGTTCGCGTTGGCCGCTATTGACGCCGCCGTGTTGCGCCGCCTGGAGCGGGAAGTCGGCCGGGTGCATGACCGGGTGATGTCGGAAACCGAGGTGCGGCTGCGTGGCCTGTTGGATGCGGCCGGGGTGGACACGGACGGGATGGCGGCGACTGACCTTGCGCGGGCGGTGGCAGAGTCGGGGATCGACCCGGCAGAAGCCGTGCCAGACGGGGCGTACGCCGCGGTGGCGGCCACAGCCGGCGCCGTCCTGGCCCGAGGCCAGGACGATGCGTACAGGACGGTACGGCGTCTCTCGGCGGGGCTCGAACAAGAGGCGCCGCAGCGGGACGACGACGACGAAACGGCGGCGCTCGGCCTCGCAGTCGGCGGGTTGGTCGGATCGCTCACGTCGTGGCTGCGAGAAAAACTGTTCACCGCCGCGGGCGCCGACCCCGACACCGGTGAGTTGTTGGCCGGCCGGACGGACGGCATCAACCCGCCCCTCTCCCTCCTCGTCAACGCCGCCACCGTCGCGGGCGGCGGGCAGGGTGCCACCGTCGGGAGTGTCGGTGTCGCCAACGGGCAGCAGGTCGAATCCTGGTTGGATGGCCTGTCGGTGTCGACAACTGGTTGGGTGTGGCAGTACGGCGACCCGGGCATGCGAGCCTCACAGTTCGAACCGCACCGCCGCCTGGACGGGCAAGAGTTTGTGGATTGGGAGTCGGATGTGCTGGCCCATTCGGGTTGGCCGGGTTCTCGGTTGGCGCCGCAGGATCATCGTGGGTGTGGTTGCGGTGCGGCGAGGGTGTTGGCGGCAACGCCAGGCGTGTCGCCTACACCCGGTTAGACTCCCCGCATGGCATACCGGCTCCAAATCGTCCCCGAAGGCGTCGCAGCCGAAGACGGCCGCGGCATCAGCATCGAAGCGCTCACCTGGCGACAATCGCCACTCCCCCTCATGTGGACCCCCGCGCAAGGCTTCCAGCATGAGGGTGCCGTGGTGGTCGGTGCGTTCACCGACGTACACCGGGCCACCATCAATGGAGTGACCGGTCTGGTCGCTGACACGGTCGTGTGGGATTCCGGTCCCGCCGCCATGGAAGCGAAACGCATGGTCGACGAAGGCACGTTGCGGTCCCTGTCGGCGGATATTGACGTCGACACGGTCCGGGTCGAAATGCAAGGGCTGGATGGGGCGTCCGAATGGGTGGAGGCTGGCGTCCTGTTGGGTGCGACGTTGGTGCCGATGCAGGCGTTCGAGTGGGCACAAGTCGTCGTCGACGAAGACGGCATGCCCGACGTGGAGGACGAGATGGTTGAGGTGGTGTTCGAAGACGACTTGGACATGCTCCTGGCAGCTGCCGAAGCCGCTGTTGAGGAGGCGACCACCGACCCCGAACCGCTGCTGGCGCATGCGCTTGAGAACCCGGGCGACTATGACCTGCCACCGGTCGAATGGTTCACAATGCCCGAACCCGACCCTCAGGATGATTCGGTCGTGTGGGTCAACCCTGACGGGCAGCCCGTCCCAGCGCACACGGACGGGGCCCGCCCGTGGGGTGTCCCCCTGACGATCACGGCGGACGGCCGGGTGTACGGGCATATCGCGTCGTGGCAGGACTGTCATACGGCGTATGCGGACCGGTGCGTGCCACCACCCAAGAGCCACAGCGACTACGCCTGGTTCCACCTTGGGTCGACAGTGGTGGCGGACGGCGAGCAGATCCCGACAGGGCGGATCACTGTGGGTACCGGCCATGCGGACCGGCACCTGTCAGCAGCGTCGGCGGTCGCGCACTATGACAACACCGGGCATGCTGTGTCCGACGTCCGCGCCGTGGATGGGGAGCTCGGGCCGTGGGTGTCCGGGTGGATACGACCCTGGGCGACCGCACAGCAAAGGCACGAACTGGCAGCCCACCCACCGTCGGGGGATTGGCGACCCAGGGGCGGCCACCCCGAACTGTTGGGTGTGCTGGCGGTGAACCAGCCGGGGTTCCCCATGCCGCGGACGGTGGCCACATTCCGCAAAGACCAATTGGTCAGTCTCGTCGCGTCGGGCCTGCCGCCGCGGGCACCGGTCGAGTCGGACGGGTTGGAAGCACGGTTGGCCGCGGTCGAAGCCAGGTTGGATGCGGCTGCTATCCTGTCAGAACTCACCTGACACCACCCTGTCAGGGTTGGCCCCTCGGGGGGTTGGGGTGGCGCACCTCCCCCCAACCCCCTCCCGGCCAACAGTCGTTGACATTCCCCCCAGCCCGCGGGTAGCATCCCGGTAGCCGAGGTTGGCACCGCCCACTAAGACGACGGGGAACCTCCACACGCATCCACCCATAGGGAAGGACCATTGTGGACCCCGTACGACTCTCCGAACTGCTCAACAAGATCGGCAACGCCGACACCCCCGAAGCCGTCGCCCAGCTTCTCGCACCGCTCACTGCTGGTGAGCTCGCCGAAGTCAAGTCGGCGCTCGCTGAGACCGCAACGTCGATTGCGTCGAAGGTGAAGGCCGGTGAGGCGGTCGAGGTCGACGACAAGCCTCTCACCCCGAAGGACGCCCTTGACATTGCGAAGGCTGCGAAGGCCAACATCGCCGTGGTGGATGGCCGCCTCGAGGAGATCGCCAAGGATGAGGCTGATCTGGCCGCCGAGGTGGATTCGGTGTTGGACGGTCTCGACATCGAACCCAAGGTTGAAGCGCCGCCGGAGGTGAAGCCGGAAGAGGCCCCCGCACCGGCACCGGCCGCCGAAGCACCTGCCGAGACACCGGTGGAGGCCGAACCTGAGCCGATCGCCGCATCAGCCAAGCCCAAGCCCGTCAAGGCCGACCTCGGCAACATCCGTCGGAATCAGCGGCCACAGCCCCAGCCGGAACCGACTGGACCCGTCACGGTGCTCACCGCTGCCGGCAACCTCGACTCGCAGGGCATCTCCGCTGGGCGGGCGTTCCCGACGGCGAAGGCGCTGGGTGAGGCGATGGCCGAAGCCGGCCGGGCACTCCCCGCCGGTGGCGGCAAAATCAAGGTCGCGCAAGCCAGGTTCGGTCACGAACTGCCGGACGTGCCGGACAATCCGGAAGAGGCGTTCCTGTTTTTGAAGAACATTGCCCGGCAGGCGGAACGTGGCGAGGACGTCCTCGTAGCGTCCGGCGGGTTCTGTGCCCCGTCGATGCCGGTATACGACTTCTTCAACATCGGCGCAAGGGACGGACTGTTGCAGCTCCCCACCGTCAACTCGGAACGCGGCAGCATCACATATCCGGTGTCACCGGGTGTCGCGGACCTGCTCGCACAGGACGGCATCGCCGACCAGTGGACCAACGCCACCGACATCACCCCCGGTGAGGACACGAAAGCCGTGTTCACCCCGGCGTGTGTCGAAACGCTGGCCTGTGAGGTCGCCGCGTATGCGACCCAGTTGCAGTTCGGGAACTTCCAACAGATCTTCTACCCCGAGTTCGTCGCACACATGACGTCCGAGAGCTTGATTACCCATGATCACAAGGTTGACATTGCTCTCCTCGCCGCCCTGTCGGCGCTGGTGACCGAGTCGCAGGTGGCCGGTGATACGGGTGGTGGCACGTTCATCCAAGTGTCGCAGACGCTCGCCTGGTTCAGCGTGTGGTATCGGAACAAGTGGCGGACGGCCCGTGACCTGCGTCTGACGACGCTGGTGCCGGTGTGGCTGTG